GTTACCGCTAAATTTTAATGACATATCAACTGAAGGATTACCTGTATTCGATCAATCAATCTAAAAAGAATATTCTTGATGATGACACTGATGCTGAGCGAGGGTATCCTCCTTATATTATTAACAGGTGCCTCAGTTCTTTCACTGATACTATCTTGTTTGCTAATGAGATGAATAAAAATTCTCATTTGCCACACAAGCTACAATACGATTTTTTTATAAATAGTGTCAAACCTAGGAAACGTTTCTCTCCATGGGCGAGAAAGGATTCTATTGATTATCTTGAAATAGTCAAAGAGTATTATGGTTATAATGACGATAAAGCTCTACAGGCGCTCAGGATTCTCACCAAGGATCAACTAGATCATATAAAAAAAGTATTGAGTAAAGGTGGAAAAAATGAGCGTTGATACTGAAGTACAATGGAAACCAGCAGACATGGTTGAAGTCGTCTTGAGCGAACCAGACGATTTTTTAAAAGTAAGAGAGACGCTCACTCGCATTGGTGTAGCATCAAGAAAAGAAAAAAAGATTTATCAGTCTTGTCATATCCTACACAAGCAAGGCAGATATTATATTGTTCATTTTAAAGAGTTGTTTGCTCTTGATGGAAAAAATACTAATTTTTCTTTGAATGATGTACAAAGACGTAACCGTATTGTGCAACTCCTTAGTGATTGGGGACTAATTGCTGTGGTAAATGCTGAACAAATTGCTGACCTAGCACCTTTAAATCAGATTAAAGTTCTTGCCTTTAAAGAAAAAGAAGAATGGACACTTGAGAGCAAGTACAATATTGGTAGGAAAAAAACTGAAGCGTAGAGGAAACCGTAACTTTTAATAAGGAAAACCGTTATTAAAGATTAAGCGGTTATCGTTAAATAGTAGTGTGATGCTTAACTGGTCACACGTAAACGTCGCTTTTAAAGGACATGGTAACATTTAACACATATACCCCATATTCTCTTGGATTAGATGAAACATTCAGCAGACTTGAAGCTCTTGCAGGAAGTGGATCAAATTACCCACCATACAATGTTGTTGATGGAGGTGATGGTAGAACACTACTGGAAGTCGCTCTTGCTGGATTTTCAGGAGAACATATTGAAGTCACAACAGAACGAAATGTTCTAACAGTTTCTGCTAAGAAAGCACCAGAAGAGAAAGAACGTAACTATTCTCATAAAGGAATTTCATATAGAACATTTGCTCGTAACTGGCAGATGGCAGATGATGTAGAAGTTGAAGAAGTAAAATTTATTGATGGTCTTCTTACAATCACTCTTGTCAAACAGTTACCTGAAAAACAGAAAAGAAAAGTTTGGTTCTAAATATAATTGAAGGGTGCTTGACGGCACCCTTTTTTAATGATAGACTATATTGAAACTCAAAATAACTATGGCAGTATCAATTCTTACTTTAAAGACAGGCGATAGAATCATTGCTGAGTTGAAAGAAATCTTCGATGGTGAAGGAGAAGATAAGCGTGGAGTTTGTCTTCTTATGGAAGAACCATATGTCTTAAATCTTGATGGATCACAACCTCAATATCTTACTGAACAGTATGGTATGGAGTATCAAATTAAGTTTAGCAAATGGAATCCATATTCTTCGGACTGGCAATATAAAATTCCATATGACTCTGTTATGACTATTAGTAATCCAGAACCAGGATTACAAGAAGCATACGAAAATAAGATTAAAGAAAAACGTGAGGTACTAAATCAAAATGACAGATATGAATCAGCAGAAGACAGCGAGAATGAGAACGAATCATAATGTTCGTTTGGTAATTACAAAAAATGATAAAACTGTTCTTTGTTTGTTTGAAGAAGTTCAGAAAGAAGGAAAATTGATGGGTTTTAGATTCGTCTATCCTTATTTTTTATCTCTTGGTGAAAGAAACGAAGAAGGTGATATTCCAGTTACATATACACGATGGTGTCCTTATACACCTATCCAGGATTTTAGAATCAATCCAGAAACAGTTACGACCGTAACTTTTCCTGATGATAATATTTTGGAAAATTATGTAACAGAATTAGAATCTTACGGTATTACAAGAGAACAAATTTTCTACGAGGAAGAGAATGGAAATAGCAGCGAACCTGTTGAAGTTGGCGAATGAGTGGATTATCGCTCAAGTAGAAGAAGTTGAGGGGGACACTTTGCCAGGTGACCCTGACTGTATCCTACGCGACCCCTATGTAGTAGACTGTGATGGTGGAATTGATCCATGGCCTCATTGGTCTGATGATCGTGAGGTTGTGGTGAGATCCACTGACATCACCACTCTAGTGAACCCTAGCAAGACACTTCTTGCTCGTTATATTGAATCCCTGCCATCTGTTGAATGAAGTTTTACACTAGTGTTGAGCAAGCAGGCAACCGTCTGCTTGTACGTGGTTATGAGAATGGCAATCGTTACAGCGTGAGGGTTCCTTTTAACCCTACGCTGTATTTGCCTACTAAGAATTATTCTGAGTGGAGAACACTAGAAGGTGATTGTGTAGAACCCCATCAGTTCGGATCTATTACCGAAGCAAGAGACTTTGTAAAACAATACAAAGAAGTAGATGACTTTGAGATTTATGGTAACTCTCGTTTCTTATATCAATATATTGCAGAGCAGCATCCAGAAGAAGAACTAAAGTTTGACAGCAGTAAGATTCGTGTCTTTACTATTGACATTGAGACTGCTGCTGAGAATGGTTTTCCTGACATTGAAAGTGCTGATCAGGAGATTCTTGCTATCAGTATCAAGGATAGTTTCTCTGGTCGTATTACGGTTTTTGGAGCTAGAGCATTTGATAATAAAGATCCTATGGTGGATTACATGCATTTTCGCTCAGAAGAGAGCATGATGGGTGCATTCCTTGATTTCTGGCAAGAGAACTATCCTGATGTTGTCACAGGATGGAACTGTCAGTTGTTCGATATGCCATACATTCATAATCGTATCAATCGTATTATGGGTGAGAAGTTTGTGAAACTTCTTTCGCCTTGGAAACTTGTGTCTCAGCGTGAGATTTTTATCAAAGGTCGTAAGAATTTTTCTATCGACATGCTTGGTATCTCTACGCTTGACTATCTGGAACTGTATAAGAAATTTACTTATACAAATCAAGAGAGTTATCGTCTGGATCACATCTGTTCTGTTGAACTGGATGAAAAGAAACTAGATCACTCTGAGTTTGATACATTCAAAGAGTTCTACGAGAACGACTGGCAGAAGTTCATCGAGTACAACATCCATGACGTTCGCTTGGTGGATAAGCTTGATGACAAGATGAAACTGATTGAACTGGCATACACCATGGCATATGACGCTAAGGTGAATTATGAAGATGTGTTTAGTCAGGTCCGTATGTGGGATAACTACATTTATTGCGAACTACTAAAGCGTAAGATTGCAATCCCTCCCAAGAAAGAGGCGACTAAGACTGAGAAGTATGCAGGTGCTTATGTTAAAGAACCAAAACCAGGATTCTACGATTGGGTGGTTAGTTTTGATCTTAACAGTCTGTATCCTCACCTTATTATGCAGTACAATATCTCACCAGAGACACTCCAAGATGCCAGACATCCATCGGTTACCGTTGATAAGATACTTGCGAAGCAAGTAGAGATTGACGGTGAGTATGCTGTGTGTGCTAACGGCGCACAGTATTGCAAGGATAAGCATGGGTTTCTTCCTCAGATGATGAAGAAGATGTATGACAGCAGAGTTATTTTCAAGAAGAAGATGATCGCTGCTAAGAAAGAATATGAGAAGACACCTACTGTTGAACTCATGAAAGAGATTGCTCGCTGTAATAACATTCAGATGGCAAAGAAGATCTCTTTGAACTCTGCTTATGGTGCCATTGGTAATGAACACTTTCGTTACTATCGTCTTGCTAATGCCGAAGCAATCACTTTGTCTGGACAAGTGTCAATCCGTTGGATTGAGAACAAAATGAATGGATACCTAAATACTCTTTTGCAAACCGAGGATATAGATTATGTCATCGCTAGCGATACCGACTCAATCTATCTTAATCTTGGACCTCTTGTTAGTAAATTTTTTGGTGCTAAGTCTAGCGACAAAGCAGCAGTTGTGGGGATACTTGACAAGATCTGCCAAGAGAAATTGGAACCTTTTATTGAACGTTCATATCAAGAACTTGCGAATTACGTTTCGGCGTATGACCAAAAGATGAGTATGAAGCGTGAGAATATCGCTGATCGTGGTATTTGGACTGCGAAGAAGCGTTACATTCTTAACGTATGGGACAGTGAAGGTGTTAGATATAAGGAACCAAAAATGAAGATTATGGGTTTGGAGACTGC